TGATGACGTATCAAGAATGCAGAAAAGCATTTACAATGAACTATCAGAACTAGAACAACTAGAAAGAATAAGCAATCATCCAAGTTTGGTTAAAACACCAGGTGTCCGTGCTCACGCTGGCGCAGGTGCATTGATTGATATACCTGAAGACACACCAGGCGATTTGAAACCATATCTATTGCAGCCAAGTGGTGCAAGCATTGACAGTCTATTGAACAGTATAAATCAAAAGATTGAAGCCATTGATCGTATGAGCCATATGGGCGGTATCCGCAGCATTGAATCACGTAGATTGTCAGGTGTAGCACTAGCAACTGAGTTCCAACTTTTGAACGCAAGGCTTGCAGAAAAAGCAGACAACTTAGAACACGCTGAAGAACAGATTTGGCGCATCTATGCAGCTTGGCAAGACAATGTATGGACAGGTGTTGTAGATTATCCAGACAGTTTTAACATACAGGACAAGTACAATGATATGGCAATGTTGAAGTTGGCAAAAGAAGCAGGCATCAAAGATCCTGTGCTCAACAGAGAAGTTGAAGACTCAATGTTGAAAATCATTGTAAATGAAGACCGCTATCAAGAAATCAAATCACAACCACAAAAAGACGCAGTTGTACACACTCCTGTAACCAGTGCAGTTGATTTAGTAACACATCTAAGAGAGATGGTACAAGCAGGATACACAGACGAAGAAATGTTAGCACTGCATCCAGAACTCACTGAAATGTTTAGTGCAGCAAATGCATTTGAACCAATCGCAGGACCAGTGGTATGATTATAAAGATTCCTGATTATGATGAAATGGAACGTGAGTTTTTATTCCACATTGGGGAATCAGAAATACACGATGAAATCATTGAACAGTTTAGAATCTATGTAACTGAAAATGAAAAGTGGTGTAAGAAGGCAAACTTTGAGGCAAGCATAAGGGCAAGAAACGCTCTATTGGCAATGTTTAAATTGTGCAAATCTCGTAGAGCAGAAATCACAGAAGAACGCAAAGATTTGGGGTTGATATGAAAGAATATGAAAACTTAGACAAACGCCTAGCCTTGTTAGAGCAAAAACTAGATCTAGTATTAGAAAATCATTTGGCACATATGGAAAAAGATATGAGTTTGATGAAAAAAGTCCTAGGTGCAACTGCCTTAGCTGTGTTTGCACAACTGATAGCCTTTGCATTTGGAATGATATAATGGCAAAATATAGAGGGCGCACAGTAAAACTCAACAAGCCAATGAGAGGCGATGTGAAAAAGTTCAAGGTGTTTGTAAAAGATCGCAGCACAGGCAATGTTAAAAAAGTAAACTTTGGTCAAAAAGGAATGACCATAGGACGCAATGATCCAAAAAGACGCAAAAGTTTTAACGCACGTATGGGAGCAGTGTTGAAAAAAGTGCGTGGACAAAAGAATCTAAGTGCAGCATATTGGAGTATGCAAGCATGGAAAAAAGGCTTTAAGTTATAAGGGGGAAATACTATGGCTATGAAAAAGAAAAAGAAGAAAACTAAACGTAGAGGTGGAAAATAACACCTTTTCTGTTTAATCGCATAAATAACTTTGCGAATAACTCGTAAGAGGATTTCGGTGACTTCGACCATTAACAGGAGGATATGATGAGCGAACAAGAAACAGATTTAGGGGCCACTGGTGAGCCCATTGATGTGCAAGCATCAGAACCAACCCAGGCCGAGACGACGGATAAGACGTTTACCCAAGATGACGTTGACAAGATCGTACGTGAAAGATTAGATCGTGAACGCAAGCGATTTGAGAAAAAATACGGTGACGTGGATGTTGATAGGTATCGCGAACTGACACAAAGGGAAGAAGACGAACGCATTGAGCAGCAAAAGCAGCGTGGTGAGTTTGAAAAAATCCTACAAGAAACAGTCGCAAAAAAAGATGCACAATATCAAGATTTGCAACGCCAACTCACAGAGATCAAGGTTGACGGTAGCCTACTGAATGCAGCTAGTGGCAATAAAGCCATAAATGCACAACAGGTTTCTGCATTGTTGCGTAACCAAGTGAGACTAGGTGAAACTGGTGAAGCAGAAGTTATAGACAGCAATGGTAATGTCAGATATACCGATGATGGTATGCCGATGAGTGTAAACAATCTAGTGGAGACTTTTTTACAAGAAAATCCACATTTTGTCAGCGCTGGCCCAAGTGGTAGTGGTTCAACCAGCAACGTATCAGACAGCGGAAGCCGTAAAGGTATGGGTAATGTAGATCCAAGTCAACTTAACATGAACAACCCTGAAGATAGAAAAATCTACAGGGAGATGATGAAAGCAAGAGGCATTAGGATTTAAAGGAGATTAACCAATGGCCAATACAACTTCAACCACACTAGACGCTCTGTTTAGTGATATTCAACAAACAGCATTATTCACAATGCAAGAACAGGCGTTCATGCGCCCATTGATCCGCAACTATAACCTTGTAGGCCAACCAGGCAAGCAAGCAAAAGTTGGTATCTATCCTGCGATTAGCACAGGCTACACAACTGGTGAGAACTCAGACATCTCAGCAGCAACTACAATCACAGCAACAGAAAAAACTTTCGACGCTGATGAAGTTGCAATCATGGCAACACTAACAGACACTGCACGTGATTCAGCAGATGATGATGCAGCAGCAAGCATCGGTCGTGTGTTAGGTGAGAGTTTAGCTCGCAAAGTAGATTCAGATATTGCGGCGTTATTTTCTGGCTTCAGCCAAACTGTTGGTGCGGCAACACAGCCAGAATTGACAGCAGATTTGATCTTCAACGCAGTTGCACAACTACGCAGTGCATCAGTGATTGGGCCATATGTAGGTGTATTCCACCCAAATCAAACATATAACCTTAAGAAGCAGTTGACAAACGCAGGCGCATCAGCAATGAGCCACAACCTATCAGATTTAGGCAACAGAGTACTAGACGCAGGCTTTATTGGTTCTATAGCTGGAGTGGACATATATGAGAGCGCGGTCGTTACTGGTGACTCAGCAGGTGCATTCGTTGGTGCAGTTATGCACTCAGACGCATTGGCATTTGCAATGAAGAAAGATGTTACTATTGAAACACAGCGTGATGCATCATTACGTGCAACAGAAATCGTTGCATCAATGACATATGCAGTGGGCGAACTATTCGACGCACACGGTGTTGCAATCACAACTGATGCAACAGTAGACTAATATCTACAAATAAAAACCAAAAAAGGGCTCTTTTGCGGGCCCTTTTTTTATATCAACTAAATAACAATGACGGGGAAGGACCCTGTTCCCGATAGTAGGACTAGAGGAGGCCCAAGATGGCTTTAACAATCGCAACAATAGCGGATGTCTTAGAATATGAACCTGACATCCAAGAATATGGCATTTTCGACTGGGATGATGCACTAGCGAAAGGCAAAGAAGACGTACTACGTCATTTGCGTATTGAATGGTTTCCAACCCAGCAAATTGGCAAGTTTGATATCACCGTAATCGGTCTCAACGTAGAAATGGAAGAAGATAAACTGGACCCGGCGCAGCTTAAACGTGCTCACGTGTACAGAACTCTAGCCTATTACATCTTTCCAAGACTCAGCAAGTTTGAACCAGAAATGGATGTGTTCCAAATGAGAATGGAGCACTATAGAAATCTGTGGAGAGAAGAAATAGATGATGTGATCAAAGATGGTGTGCATTACGATATTGACAGTGATGGCACATTCAGTGATCTAGAGAAAGAGCCCAGCTACTTTGGCCGATTGAGACGATGATATGAGCTTTAGAAATGATATTGCACAAGACATAATCAAAACATTGAAAGAATTAACAGATCCGAAACCAATATTGGTTACTCGTGAGCCTTTCGATGTGGAAAAACTAGCCATAACACAGTTCCCAGCCATTATGGTCAACTCAGGCAATGAAGAGCGTGATGACTATGATATGAACTTTCGCAGTGGCACAATAGAATACACACTCCAAGCATTTGTGCGTGGAGCAACAGAATTAGATCGTCAAAAAAACGATTTGATAGAAGCAATTTCCGAGGGTTTAGAAACTGATAGACGCAGAGGTACAAGCAACCCAGGCGTTAATACCCTGATAACCAATATAGAAGTTGTGGATAGACTTCCTCCGTTAGCAGAGGTAATCATTACAGTTCAAGTGAGATATAGATACCGCAAAGGAGTAGAGTAATGGTAGAAATAGAAAAAAATGGTGAAGTTCAAAATGTAAAAGAACGTTACCTACAGAACTTTATTGATCGTGGATGGACACCAACAGGATCAAAAAAGACAAAGCCAGCAGGTAAGGTCGTAAAGGCCGCTGCTGAAGTGAAGCCCGTAGAAGAAGAAGAACTTCCGTATGAAGAATGGGACATCAATTCTGAAGACTGGGCGGACTCAGAAGAAGCCGCATATTTAAATCAAAATAAAGGAGAATAATCATGGCTAGTTATGAAGGTAGTGCAGGTACCGTAAAAATCAAAAGCGGATCTGACGCATTGACAGCTATCGCAAGTGTGCGTGGTTGGTCAATGGATATCACACGTGATACAGTTGAAGACACATCAATGGCATCAGGTGGTGTTAGAACATACAAAAAAGGATTGCAATCATATTCAGGTTCAATGGACATTGTGTATGATGATTCAGAAGACACAATCGTGTCAACTGCAATGAATCCAGATACAGATGACACAGTATCAGTTGAACTGTACAGTGACAGCACAACAGACACAACTAAATTTGCAGGTAATGTAATCATCACCAGCTACAGTGTCACAGCATCATATGATGGTCTAAGTGAAGCAAGTGTATCTTTCCAAGGTACAGGTGCAATCACAACAGCAAGCATCTAAGGAAGTTTTTATGCCACTGGTGGTTACAAAATCAGGTACAAATATACGTAGATGGTTAGATGGTGTAATCGAACAAGAGAAAAAGCATCTCAAGGACGATTACCGATCAGCAGTGGTACCAAGAACTCCTATTGATACAGGGAGAGCAAGACGTGGATGGCAAACTAGAACGAATCGCATTGAAAACCAAGTTCCATACATTGCGAAACTGGAAGGTGGCTATTCACGTCAAGCCCCAAATGGTTTTGTCAGACAGGCAATGACCACAACCATAGAAAAAAGCGACAGAAGGAAATATTAATGAGCGAACAAAAGAAAAAGATTTCTGTTTTAGATAACGCAACCAAGCACTATCAAAATCAAATCAAAGATATGGTTAGTTTTGCAGTGCCAGAATGGAACTGTAAGATCTATCACAGAACAGTAACAACACTAGCACAAGAATCAGAAGTAATTGAGTTGGCTAGACAAAACAAAACAGTAGAAGCAATGGTTACAACTATCATCAACAAAGCACGACACGAAGATGGTACAAAAATGTTTGGTAAGCACGACAAAAGTGCATTGATGAATGAAGTTGATCCTGCTGTGGTATTGAGAGTAGCAGAACAAATCAACGGCGGTGGATTGCCTAAACTGGAGGAACTGGAAAAAAACTAAAGAATGATCCAGATCTACATTTTATGCTTTTTTTAAGCAAAGAACTGGGTCAAACTTTAGAAACAACGCTCGAAATGAGCACATTAGAGTTCAAGCTGTGGGTGGCATACTATAACCTAGAAGCCAAAAACAGAAGGGACCAACAAAGGAAGGCAAAGCATGGCAGACGCTAATATTATTGTAAAGATAGTTGATCAGACACGAGGTGGTCTAAACAGTGTCGTAACACAAACAGACAAAGCAGGAGCCGCAGCAGGTCGAGCCAATACAGCATTTGTAGGTATGGGCAAGGCAGTTGCAGCAGTTGCAGCGGCAGTGAGTGTTGATGCTTTCCTAAAGTTTGGTGATAGTGTACAAAATATCCAAAACAGATTGGCATTGATCAATCCTACATTGGGTGACACAGCAGAAAACTTCCAAGCAGTTTTAGATATTGCAAACAGAACTTTCCAACCATTGGATGCTGTGGCTGGTTTGTATCAAAAGGTTGCAAGAAGTGCAGATCAATATGGTCTAAGTGCGCAACAGGTCAGCACAGTCACAGAATCATTTACAAACCTGTTGAGATTAGCAGGTGCAGATGCAGGCACAGCCGCAGGTGCAATCACACAGTTTGCACAAGCATTGGGTTCAGGTACACTACGTGGTGATGAACTTAACAGTGTGATTGAGGCCACAGCTGGTGAAATCTTGCCATTGTTAGCAGAAGAACTAGGTGTTAGTGTAGGTCAAGTTAGAGAAATGGCCCAAGAAGGTAAAATCACAGGTGATATTCTCTTAAATGCACTAGGTGGAGGCGCTGCAGAAACAGCAGCCAAAGTAGATAATATGAGTGTTACCATTGGTGGCGCTATCACAACATTGAAAAACAACTTCCTTGCATTAGGCACAGAAGCAACGCCTGTGTTCAACGCTATAGCTGAAGGCATACTTCTACTAGCCAATAATCTAGACACTGTGGTTGTGGCAGTTGGCACATTTGTAGCAGCATTTGCCGCAGCAAAACTAGCAGCCATTGTAACCAGCATTGGTAGTATCACAACAGCAATGACATTATTGAACGCAGCTATAAAAGCCAATCCTTTTGTTGCAGTTGCCTCAGCTATTACCGCTGCCGCAGTATTGGTCTATGAACACTTTGACAAAATAAGAGAAGTTTTTGTTGGTATATGGCCAGAAATGCAAAAGGCATATCTAAACTTTGAAAATGCATTCTTCAAGGCCATTGAAAACGCAATCAACAGTGTGGTAAATGGTTTCCAAAACATGGGCATCAAAATCGGCGGATTCTTTAAAGGCATTGCTGCCGCTGCAATGGATCCACTCAACGCTATGGATGCATTTACAAAAGCGATGGAAGAAGCAGAAGCACAGGTAAAACTCAATGTTGATAAGGCAGTTGATTTTAGTGATGCGATAGCTGACAACGATCGCAAGATAGTGGAACTCACCAGAGACACAAAAACAAACACAACCAGCACTGACAAAAACACAGGTTCAAGGGAAGACAACACTGATGCTACAGGTGAAGCAAGTGAGGCAACAGAAGGTTGGACTGATGTAACAGATCAAAACACAGACACTGTGGATAAAAATACAAACGCATTGGCATCACAGTACAAAGCCTTAGCAGAAAGCAGATTGGCCAGTGAACGTGCTACAAGGGCAGTTGAAGATAGTATTGCTGCATTAAATGGTGAAACAAAACTGTTAGAGTTAAATCAAGATGAGCGTGATGAACTGTTAGGATTGATTGAACTAGAGAATCAAAAACGCCAAGAACTAGGCGATGATATTGAAGATCTAACAGCAGACGAAATGGATCAACTTTATGATCTAGCAGGCACTAGAGACAGTGTGCATTTGGATTTTATGACTCTAACAGAAGAAGAAATCAATGCATACTATGACGCACAAGAAGCACACCGTAAAAAAGTAGAGTCAATAAAAGCAGATTTAGCAGCAAAACGTAAAGCAGAGCGTGAGGCATTAGAAGCAGAAAGAAAACAGCAACGTGAGCGTGATAGTTTAACACGTGACATTGAAAGCAGCATCAAAAGGTATAGAGAAGACACGCTTGGCAAAAGCAAAATAATGCAAGAAGAACTAGATAGGTTCATTAAAGAGGCTCGTAATCAAGGTCGTTTAAATGATGAAGAAGTCCAGTTAGCCATAAAAGCCAAACGCAAAGAAATTAATGACCAAATACAAGATGAATATGAAGATTTTATCAATGAACAAGAACGTGCCACACGTGAATTCAAAGACGAGTTTGGTTTAATATATGATGATATCTATGATGGTATCTACAAGTTATTTGGCATCGATGGCAAAGCTAGAAAAGATATTGAAAAGTATAACCAATATGCGAAGTTGTTTTTAGGAACAGATATATTAGGTGCAGTTGATAATTTTATTACCGGATCTTTGATGGGTATGAGTGGAAAATTTGTACCTGGTATGCAACAAGAAGGTATGAATGCAGGAAATGCAATAGCAACACCATTTAATCCAGGCGGTGTAGCATACAATGGCATTGGCGGATTTATACAAAATGCAATTTACGCTATTGGCGGAGGTGGTGGCTTCGGCGGTGGTTTAATTGGCGCAGTTATAGCTTTATTCAACACAGGATTAGGCGGGAGTCTTAAAAAAATCTTTAAAAATGTATTTGATTGGACAAAAGGCATTTTTGGAAACGTGGGTAACTTCTTAGGTGATATCTGGGGCGGTATAAAAAATGTAGGAGGCAGTATATTTGGCGGCATTGGAGATTTCTTTGGAGGCATTGTGTCAGGTATTGGTGATTTCTTCAGTGGATTGTTTGCAGATGGCGGATATATTAGACCAGGCACAGTGGGTATTGTTGGAGAAGCCGGAGCAGAACTGGTTAGAGGTCCAGCCAATGTTACCAGCGCAGAAGATACAGCAAATATGATGATGGGCGGAGGTCCAATCAATGTAAACTTCAACATTAACGCTGTAGATGCAAAAGGAGTAGATCAGTTATTGATTGAACGCAAGGCATTGATTGCAGATGTGGTAAGGAATGCCGTACAGACATCAGGTAGGAGATTATAATGCCAGTATCAAACTTTCCCAGCATTGAACCAGCAAATGTAGCTATCATTCCAAAGATACCTTTGCAAATCAACAGAACTTTGAGCGGACGAGAGACAAGAGATTTAGTAACAGGACCTTATTTTGAACTATTATATGAGTTTCCACCATTGGATGGAGATCAAAGACGTCAAATAGCAGGACACATTGCACTAGCGAATGGTGCATTGCAAAGTTTTTATGTAAAACTGCCAACAGGTATTGATGATGTCAGCGGTGGAGCAGTAGGCAACATAGATATATCTGCAGGAGCAAGTGCAGGTGCCACCAGTGCAAGTTATACAGCAGCAAGTGCATCAGATACCACAGTATTCAAAGCAGGTGATATCATACAGTTTGATAATCATGGTAAAATCTATGAAGTAACCAGTGACAGTACCACATCAGGTACAGCAGGCACAGTAAACTTTTTTCCTCCATTGAGAACTGCAATCACAACCAGTGAAAGTATCAACTATAACAATATACCTGTATTGGTACGCTA